TTGATGCAAAAATTATTAATACCGAGGGTAATTATTCAGAAACTCTTGCACTAGCATCAAGAACTTTAAATGTTGATCCACAAACTGGATTCTCTCCAATAATATGGAATTCTTGGGAAACTAATTGGACCGGACAAGATGTTATTGAAACAACAAGAACGAGAACTGAAACAAGTGGATTTAGAGGTCAAGGTCCAGGTGGAGCAAATAGATTGATATTTGGCACTTTAACAGATTCTGTTATTCAAGATACCTTAAGAGAAGTAAGAGATACCGGACTCCAAACAAGAACAGGTCTCAGAACTGTAGTTACTGAACAATTTGACACGACTTCTTTGGGAGACAGAACTATTAGTAGAGATCTAATTCAATTTATGAGATCTCGAAATATTCAATTTACTGCTAAAAAAGTAAAACCACTTACTCAAATTTATTCTTTCTTCGATGGTATAGATGTTACAAGATATTGTGTGCCAAAACTTTTAGAAATTAACATGGTTTCTGGGGTTTTTGAAGTTGGAGAAACTGTAATTGGAACTGTAAACTCTATTGGATTGGGTCCAAATGATGGAACAAACACAAAACCAAGTATAACCTTTAGAGTTGCTCAATCAAATCATAAGGAAGGTCCATACAATATTCCAACTTTAACCTATCCATTAAATCCTTACACTAATCAAGTTTTACAATCAACATATTCATCAACATCAAATATTTTAAATATTGATACATATTCATTATCAAATCAACCACAAGGAGAATTTTCTGGATGGGTTCAGTCTGGAATGACCTTAGTTGGAAAAACAAGTGGAGCGCAAGCTACAATAACAAATGTCAGATTAATTTCTGATATATCTGCAACTCTTATCGGAAGTTTCTACGTTCCAAACCCAAATACATTTAATCATCCAAGATTTGAAACTGGAACAAAAGTATTAACATTAACTAACAGCAATATTAATGATCAGAATTCTGCAACAACTATTGCTGAAGAAGGATTTACTTCTAGTGGAACTTTAGAAACTGTCCAAGAAAATATAATTTCTGTAAGAAATGCAAGAATTCAAAACAAGCAAGAATTTGAAGAAAGAGCAGTTTCCAGAACAACTGGAACTCAGTTGGTAAACAGTAGAGTTATTTCTCAAACTCAAAGACAGGGAATTATTGGTTGGTATGATCCTCTTGCCCAATCTTTCTTAGTTGATAACGAAACAGGTGTATTTTTAACTAGATGTGACGTTTTCTTTAGTTCTAAAGATGACATGGATATTCCAGTCACATTCCAACTCAGAACTATGCAGAATGGGTTCCCAACACAAAAAGTGTTACCATTCTCTGAAATTATTTTAGATCCCGATCAAGTAAATGTTTCTGCAGATGGTTCAATAGCAACAACTTTTGAATTTAAAGCACCCGTTTATTTGGAAGGAGGTGGAGAATATGCTATTTGTTTAGCATCTAATTCGACAAAATATAACGTTTTCATATCTAGAGTTGGTGAGAATGATATTATCAATCAAACATTTATTTCAAATCAACCATACTTAGGATCACTATTTAAATCTCAAAATGCATCTACATGGGAAGCCAGTCAGTGGGAAGATCTCAAATTTACTCTATACAGAGCAGAATTTGTAGAGAATGGATCTGTAGAATTTTATAGTCCAGAATTAACATCTGGAAATAATCAAATTGCAAATCTATTACCAGATTCCCTGAATTTAAATTCTAGAAGGATTAGAATCGGTCTTTCCTCATCTTTACAGGATCCAAATTTAACTCTAGGCAATACTATTCTTCAATCGGGAACTAATGCATCTGGAAATTATGTAGGAAATGCTGGATTGGCAACAGGAAGTCTCAGAGTTATCAACTCTGGTATTGGTTACACTCCTTCTTCAGGTGCATATACATTCTCTGGTGTAGATTTAGTATCTATTACAGGAAATGGAAGAAATGCAACTGCAAACATAACTATCGAAAATGGAGTTGCTGTAGCCGCTACTATTGCTTCTTCTGGTTATGGATATCAAGTTGGTGATGTTTTGGGTATTACAACGATTGGTGCTGCATCTGTAGGCAAAAATGCCAGATTGTCTCTGGTTTCTATTGCAAGTACAAATGAATTAATATTAGATAATGTTCAAGGCGATTTTGTTATTGCAGGAACAGGAAATACTGTCCAATATATTAACAACTCTGGAGTTACAACTAGTTTAAATGCCTCTTCTGGCGGAAATGTTCAAATTTCCAACATTAATGTTGAGAGTGATGGTTTACATATAGTTGTTAACCACCAAAATCATGGAATGTACTTTGATGATAACTATGTCATTATTTCTAACGCAATATCAGATATTAAACCAACGAAATTAACACTTCCATATTCCGCAGACTCAACTTCAGTAATATCTGTACAAGATAGTAATCAATTCACTACTTTTGAAAATGTTGGTGTTGGAACTAAAAATCTTGGTTATGTCTTAATAGGTGATGAAGTAATTTCTTACACTTCAGCATCTGGTGGTTCTTTAGGTGGAACTATTGTTCGTGGAAATAATCCAAAGAATTATCCTGCAGGAACTCCTGTGTATAAGTATGAATTGGGTGGGGTTTCTTTAAGAAGAATTAACACAACACATTATTTGGGTGATGCTGAAGTCGTAGATCCAATAACCTTTGATTCTTATAATATTAAGGTTGATATGTCTCAAAATGGAATAGATAGAAGCACCGGAATAGATTTCCCCAAATTATACTTAAATCAAACTAAGTCATCTGGTGGATTCTCAGCAAAAGCTACTCAAAATATACCATTTGAGATTGTAACGCCTATGATTCAAAATGTTACCGTCCAAGGAACATCAATAAGTGCAGAAATGAGGACGGTTTCTGGATCAAGTATAAGTGGAACAGAGGTTCCATTCTTAGATAATGGATTCGAATCTATAACTTTAAATAAGAGCAATTACTTAGATAGTCCAAGAATTATTTGCTCGAAAGTTAACGAAGATGAAAAACTTGACATTTTACCTGGAAATAAATCCATGAACGTGAGGGTATATTTGGATACCGTTGATACAAAATTGAGTCCTGTTATTGATACCCAAAGAATAAGCGCAATTTTAACTTCTAATAGAATTAATAAGGTAATAGAAAATTATGCTACAGATAATAGAGTAAACACTATAAATCAGGATCCAACTGCTTTCCAATACCTCTCAAAAGAGATTATTTTGGAAAATCCTGCAACATCTATTAAAATTTTAGTCGATGCTCACATAAATCAGTTTTCTGACATTAGAGCATTTTATGCAATTAGCGAGTCAGAAAACTTTGATCCCATTTACATTCCTTTCCCTGGATATAATAACTTAAATTCCCAAAAACAAATAATTAATTTTGAAAATAATGATGGATTGCCTGATTCATTTGTAACTCCTTCATCTATCTTGGGATTATCTCCAAATCAAGTTGACTATAAAGAATATACATTTACTGCAGATCAACTTCCATCATTTAGAAGTTATAGAATAAAAATTCTTATGACATCTACAAGTCAAGCATACGTTCCTAGAATGAAAAATCTAAGAGTTATATCATTAGCATAATTATGAATTATTTAAAAATTAATGGATATGATAATTTTTTAAGAGATCCCTCATCAAATTCTATTATCAATAACAGTAGATCTGAGTATGAAGAATATATTTCAAAGCGTGATGCTAAAAATAAAGATAATCAAAAGATACAGAAATTGGAAAATGAAATTGCTATGATGAAGGATGATTTGAGTGAAATCAAAATGCTTATTAGGAGAATGGTTGATGGAAATGAATCCTGAAATTATAGAATTAAAAAATCTGACAAAAAGTTTTGAGTATTTTAAATTTTCAAATGAAATAGATAGTATAGATGATGTTAATGATTTAAAAAACATTGCAAAGTGTTATTTTAAATTATACTTAAAACAACAAGAAGTAGTATCGGATTTAGGAATTCCAAATGGCAGTTAGAAAAATAACATTCGATCCAACAGCAGGAGTTCCATATGCAGTAAATTTAACGATAAACTCTGGATCAACATTTGAAACAACTTTTAATGTTGTTAATACTTCATCATCTCCATTCAATTTTACAGGATGGACTGGTTCTTCTCAAATGGCAAAGAGTGTTTCTATTGGTTCGACTGGTGCTATTGCTGCAACTTTTAATGTTGGATTTACTAGTGAAGCGGGAGGGAAATTTAAAATTTCTCTAGGATCATCTCAAACTAGATCTTTGAAAGAAGGTAGGTACGTATATGATATCTTAGTTAGTTCTGGTTCAACAATTTATAATATAGTTAACGGAAACATATTGGTTTATGCCGGTGTTTCCTCCGCACCATAAATAATATGAGAGGTATATGTAAATGGCGCAACCATCTACTAGGCAAGAACTGATAGATTATTGTAAGAGAAAACTGGGAGCGCCAGTTTTGGAGATAAATGTTGCCGATGAGCAGATAGAAGATCTTGTAGACGATGCCGTTCAGTTTTTTCAAGAAAGGCACTTTGATGGTGTTTATCCAACATTTTTTAAATATCAATTTACACAAAATGATATAGATAGAGGAAGAGCCCGTGGTGGCAATTCTTCAGTAGGAATAGTAACAACAACAGTATCCACTTCAATTGTTGGTACTGCTACGACTTTTAAATACGAAGAAAATAGTAATTATTTACAAGTTCCGCCTGGAGTTATTGGTGTGAACAAAATATTCCAATATGATGGAACTAACACTATAACTCACAATATGTTTAGTGTAAAATATCAGTTATTCTTAAATGACATATATTATTGGGGAACAACTGAACTTTTATCATATGCTATGGTTAAAACATATCTTGAGGATCTAGATTTCTTATTGTCAACGCAAAAGCAGATAAGATTTAATAAAAGACAAGATAGACTATATTTGGATATAGATTGGGGTGCAGTAAATGAAGGAGATTATATAATTATTGACTGTTATGCTGTTTTAGATCCTGGTGATTATGGTAGAGTTTGGAATGACTCATTCATTAAACCATATTTAACATCTCTAATAAAACTTCAATGGGGTCAAAATTTAATTAAATTCCAAGGAGTTAAACTGCCCGGTGGAGTTGAATTAAATGGAAGGCAAATATATGACGATGCTCAAAGAGAGATAGATATCTTAATGGAAAAAATGTCTAGCACATATGAACTACCTCCATTAGACATGATCGGTTAATCATATGTTAAATCCATTTTTTCAACAAGGATCTCCTTCGGAAAAAAGTTTAATACAAGATTTAATTAATGAACAGTTGAAAATATATGGTGTCGAAGTTCATTATTTACCAAGAAAATATTTGACTGAAAAGACTGTAATAAAGGAAGTAATACAGTCTATGTTTGATGATGCATACCCTATAGAAGCTTATGTTAATAACTATGAGGGATATGGGAATAATCCAACCATTCTTTCTAAATTTGGAATTCAAGCTCTTAATGAATTAACTTTAACAATATCTAGAGAGAGATTTCAAACTTATATTAGGCCTTTAATAACAAATGAACCCAATATAAAATTATCATCTAGACCTAAGGAAGGAGATTTAATTTATTTTCCTCTAGGTGACAGATTATTTGAAATCAAGTATGTCGAGCATGAAGTTCCATTTTATCAACTGCAGGGAACTTATACTTATGAATTAAGGTGTGAACTATTCAGATATGAAGATGAAATTATCGATACCAACATATCTGATATTGATGATAATATTGGAGGTATTGATTCTGGATCCGATTCAGATAATCCATCTATTGGATTTGGATTGAGTCAAACTCTCACTCTCGTTGGAACTGGTATAACAGCAACTGCTTATGCAGGAATAGTTAATGGCGGAATAAGGTTTATAACAGTTACTAACAGAGGTGGAGGGTATTCTTATCCCCCAAGGGTTGCGATATCCTCTGCACCGTCTGGAGGGGTCACTGGAGTAGCATCCGCATCCATGATAAGTGGAATTGTTGTGTGTAACGATAATCTAAATCCAGTAAATAAATCTGTACAATCGGTAGAAATTGTAAATCCAGGATATGGTTACACTATAGCTCCAAAAATTGCATTTTTTGGGGATGGTGTCGGGGCAGCTGCAACTTCAACAATTGGTGATGGTATAGTAGGAATAATTACAATAAGTAATGGAGGATCTGGTTATATAAATTCTCCACAAATTATTTTTACAGGAATATCTTCGG